TATTGTAAATTCTTTCCCATCAACAAAAACATTAGTTATATCAGCAATCAACACAACTGGTTTTAATGTTGCAGAATTTGATAATAAACAAGTAGCGTTTACATCATTTGGTGATGGCCTAACCGACACCGAAGCAGCTAACCTTTACACCGCAGTACAAGCATACCAAACAACCCTTTCTCGCAATGTATAAACTATCCGAAATAGCACCCGAACAATACAGCCAATATGTTGGGCTATTGACTGAAATTGAACATGAAGAACTTATCGGCCAATGGTACATGGCAGACAGCTATTTTAACCCCATTCAGGATGCGTGGAATAATTGGGTTATTTCGGTTGAAGAAATTGCCCAATGCGTAAACCCTGATTTTATGTGGGTTAAAGATTTACCACTTATTCCATTTAATCCTAAACCATCATCACCCTTTTTATGATAGTAATTGGTTATAAATACGAAACTGAAGAAGAAGCTGTTATAGCAAGAGAAACCTGCGATGCTTATTATAATATTCCTGTTAATACAGGAGACGTTACAGAACATTGGGTAAACTATTTAACGGCACAATTAGATACACCAATTTTTTGGTATATCAGATTTCACGAAAGTCTTACTGTTGTTTTGGGAGAACCTAAAGAGTTTGATGTAGTTATTGAACCAATGTAAAAGTTAGGTTAAAATGAGTATCTTAAAAGTAAACGGTGATGGAAATAGCATACTTATAACTAAGTTTGATGGATCAACTCAGCTTGTTCCAAAAAGCGGTATTATACCTCCTGGCAGCACTCTTTTTAATACTCCTGATAACATTTTATCTGCTAATATATCAGCCATAGCTAATATTAGTACTTTTGCTTTAAGTTATACTCCAGTTCCAGAAACAAGAACTTTAACTATTAATGGCGTAACTTATGACTTAAGTGCTGATAGAAGTTGGACTATAGCTGGAGGAGTTACTTCATTTAACACTAGGACAGGAGCAATAACTTTGCTTAATACTGATGTTACTGGGGCTTTAGGTTATACTCCAGTAACTAATGCTAGGACTTTAACTATAAACGGTACTACATACGATTTAACTGCAGATAGATCTTGGACCTTAGCTACAGGGTTAACAAACTGGACAGAAGCTTTTTCTTCTGCTACTCAAGCTACAAGTAGTTTAGCTACTACAAACGCAGCAGCAAACGTAAACGCTGCTATTATACCTAAAGGTACAGGTGCTATTGTTGCTGCTATTCCTAATGCTGCTGCTACAGGCGGTAATGCAAGAGGTACAAATGCAGTTGATTTACAAACAGTAAGAAGTGCTGCTAATAGTGTTGCAGGCGGAGACCAAAGCGTTTTAGTGGGAGGTAATAATAATAGAATAACAAGCGTAGGTGATAGATCAGTTATTGTAGGAGGACTTTCAAACGTAAATAACGGTAGTCGTTCCGTTTTAGTAGGAGGCGAACAAATTACTTTAAGTGGAACTTACGCATCTTCTGTTGGTGGGTTATTAAATACTATATCGGGAAATTATGGTTTTGTAGGCGGTGGACAATTAAATACGGCATCGGGTATTCATAGTTTTGTAGGAGGAGGACTAACAAACACGGCTTCAAACACTTATACTACTGTATGCGGTGGAAATGATAACATAGCAGGATTTACAGGTGATACTATATGTGGTGGAATTAACCATAGGCTTACTGGTTCAAATAACTCAGGTTATAGATTTATAGGCGGAGGTCAAAGAAATACTATACAAGCTGAACAAACTCATTCTACAGTAATTTGTGGAGGCGTAGGCAATACTATTTACTTTGGTTCAGCAGGAGGTTTTATAGGTGGAGGAGGAAACGCTGCTTTTCCTGGAGGTAACTTTCTTACAGGAACAAACTCTGCAATAGTAGGTGGACAAGCAAATAGAGTTGGAAGTTCCTCCCCTATTAACTACGCAACTTATTGTTTTATAGGTGGAGGATTTTCTAACTTAATAGACCAAAATGCTGACTACTCAACAATTGCAGGGGGAGCAAACAATACTATAAACAATGGTATTGATTACGCTACAATACCAGGTGGTTATCAAGGTGTTGCTTCTCTTTATGCTCAACAAGTACATGCTTCGGGTAGATTCAGTGCAAATGGTGACGCTCAAGCACACGAACTAATTTGGCGTAGAGCAATTACAGGAACTGCTCAGACCGAACTCTTCTTGGATGGTGCATCTATTGCTGCAATTCTTCCCGGAACAAACTCAGTATGGAATGGTATAATTGACATAACTTCTATTTGTACTGTTGTCGGAGACGGAACTACTGTTGTAGGTGCAGTAGCAGCAACTGCTTACAAAGTAACTATTAAAAGAATTGGAACTACTACCTCTTTAGTTGGTGGTGTTCAAGAAATTGGAATCACAAATGCCGATGCCTCTATGGCAACAGCAGTATTCACAATTGACAATAACGATACTAACGAGTCATTAAGGGTTCGTTTTACTCCTCCTAGTACAGCTGGTTCGACCACTGTAATTCGTGTAGTTGCTACATTCCGTGGAACACAAATTCAATATTAATAAATAATCATAAATAATTATGGCACTTCAAATAAATGCAGACGTTGTAACAAGTGATGGGTTCACTGTACAACCATTTGCTTTCCTTGACATTCAGTTGTACAAGTCTTTATCAAGAGCTCTTTTAACTTACTACAAAGACGAGGCAGCTTACGAAGCAGGAAATTCTCCTGTAAATGTAACTCTTCCTAATTTAGCAGAAGTTGAATTAAACTCTGGCGAATTCTTCGGTCCTAACTTAGCCAAACTTTTTCACGATAAAGCAATTGAACTTATTGAACAAGTAACTGGTCCCGGCACCGTTCAAATTATAGAATAATGAAAACTACTACTTTGTTATATTCTGTTACGACTTTCTTTGCTTTTTTAGGCACTTATTTTCTTAAACTAGGCGCAGATAACGCTGAGCAGTATTTAGCAGTAGTAGCCGCAGTATTAATCGACGGCTTCTTTGGAGTTTGGGCTGGAACTAAAATTGAAGGCTTTCAAACAAAAAGAGCAGTAAAAGTTTTAACTACTCTATTTACTTGGGTTACTCTACTTACAGGTATTCTATTAATAGAAAAAGGATTCCAGGGAACATCCTGGCTTAGCGAAACTGTCTGTGCACCTTTTATTTTATTTCAATTAATCTCGGCTCTTAAAAATGCCGAAAGAGCAGGACTCATTAAAAATGAACTGCTAACGGTCATACTCGAAAAGATTGACCAGCACAAGACAAAAAAGTAAGAGGGGATAATTCCCCTCTTATTCTTTATTTAAACTTATTTGAATCTACTTAAATCTGTAGATTTCTTTACTTAAATCCATCTCTACATCAGAGGTAAACTCGTTGTTTACTTGAGTTAGAAACATACTTGAGAACTTAGAAAACTCTCCTTCTTTAAATCTTTTTACGTCATTAGAAAACATAGGATTATACTTGAACACAAGCATAAGTCCTTCGTCTGTTTCATAAAAGTCATAAAAAGAATTAAATTCAAGAACACTTTCCATGAATCCTTGGATCTTGACACCTTGTCTACTAGTGTTTAAAAACTCTGACTTTACTTTAAAATGAAAGAAGATACAATTTCTGTACTTTTTTCTAGATCCATAGTCATCAATATAAACCCCTAAGAGTCCTACATTTTTTAAAGTCTTTAAACTGCCTTTCTGAAATACTAACGGATATAGTACGCTAGTAGTGTAATTGTCCATGTTACTTATAACGTTACCCATTTCTTACCACCATTAAGATATACGTGCATTGGATAATGCCATATACTTGTCTCCACATGCCATTTATATCTCTTAATAGCTTCAGCAAATCCTTCGTAATACTTTTCACCTCTATAACCACCTTGTTCTCCCATTAGAAGAATTGCAGGATCGCAAACGTACTCAACAGGCGAACCAGGATACTTAAACGACTCTACTACAAATGAGAAAGGAGCTATAGAATATCCTTTATCTAAGAGTTCTTTAATCTTAGGTGGAGGATTAGTATTCAAACCATAAGAATAAAACGAAGCTTGGAAATAATATCCCATTTTCCAAAATATCCATTCCCAATTATCTGTAGGACTCTCTGTTACCTTAAGATCTACAGGAAAGATTACTTTCTTTTCGTGATTAATGTGGACTAAATCCATCAAACCTTTACAGGCTTCTCCATCATAAGTAAAGTTTAATTCTACTTGATAGAGATTTTCAATTCCTTCAGGCTGAGTAAAATAATGTTTTACAAAATCATTATACCTAAGACTGTCTACTACGGATTGAACTTTCATAAACTGCTCAGAGGTTAGAACTTTCTTTCCTCTGTTGTTACAAAGAAAATCATAGTAGTCTTGTCCGTCTTTTTGAAATTTAGTTTTAAGTACATCGTGGCTAATCTTAGCTCCGGTTTTACTATAAGCTAGCTCTGGGCTTCCTGTAGTGTATAGGTGCCAAGCATAATCTCCTACTTGTCCTGTAGGTTTACTTAAATCAGTGACTACAAATTGGTCATAAAAGTGACTTTCTCCTTGAGTAAGAATAAGATCACAAGCGTCACCTATCATTATATTCTCGGATGGCTCATCGTCATCTGGTATCTCACTTCCTTCCTGCTCTTGTAAGCGTCTAAGAAATAGACTTGGATGAACCAATATCTTCTTGAGAAGAGACTGGTTCAGAGCCTTATTTTCTAAATAACTATTATCTATTATCATATATTATCGTATCTTATCATATATATTTTTTCTTAATTTAAATTCAAGTATAGCTAAAGCATTCCAAGCTACAGCTATATCGTGTTCTAGTTCTGAGTCTTCTCCGTCTTTAAAGAAGTGTCTCATTAAAGCATTCTGATAACTTTCGACTCCTCTTTCTTCTCCTAGACGAAACCAGTTTTCCCAGTCGTCTTCTTTTTCGTATTTGTCGTGTCCGTGTTTACTTCTTCCTACAACCTCTTTAATGGCTAAAGGAAACTGAGTACATAACACTGTGTAATAGGGAAGTTTTTCGTCGTCAAATTTTAAAGCTTTTTCTATACTCATGCTTTTACGTATTTGTCAGAGTCTGGAATTTTTACATTCAAAATGTCTGTAGCAAAGATAACACACTTGTCTATAAACTGCGCTACTTCAGACTTCTTTGAGTGCTCTAGACTCATTGGAACTTTAATCAAAGATCCACTAACAGGTGAGTATCTTTCTTCATAAAAATACATATCCTTAAGTATGGATACAATTTCTTCTTTAGAATAAGATTCTCCCTGCATTTCCTCAAAGGCTTGTTTAATAATAGGAAGTACAATTCCAAAGAAATACTTAAGCTGAGGATTGCTTTTTTTATCTTCGCTTCGTACAAAACATATCTCTACATCACAGTAGTTGTCGATTCCAAGGAGTTCCGAGAAATAACTTTGCATTAAGTCTCGGTCTCCTTGAAGCTCAACAGTACCATCTATTTTCCTATGTAGAGTACCAGGAATATAGATTCGGTTAATCATTGTTTATACGCTTTTCTAATAGTATTTCTTTGATTTCATTATCAGATTCATACTCTTCTCCTTCGTAAATATAACAATCTTTGTCTTCGTCATAGTCATATTTGTTGAAGTCTTCCATTGTAAGAAAGTAATGTAATTCTGAATTTGGGGAAACAATATACTTTCCAAAAATACACATACCAGGTTCGTCATAATTAAGTTCTATTTCTGTATTGAATAGTTTAGATATGGCTTCAGCTGTTTTAAAAGGTGGACCCCATTTTGTTTCAAAGGTTACACTATCTCCGTAAATTTCTATTTCAAAAAGATACCTGTCGTCGTTAAACCAATCCATAGTTTCACCATTTCCAGACTCTTTTTGTCTTTTTTGTAATTTTTTAAATAACTCTATCACATCTTGATTATTGGTAGAGATGTGATTACTGCACCAGTTTGGCATAATTAATCAAGATATTTATTTTTTGGCTTTTGTCCCATAAAAGACGTAGTTGGTTCTGCTTTGCCAATAGGTTTTTCATGAACTCTAAAATGGCCCATATCGGCAATAAGGTCTCTTATGTCGTCAGGATTTATGTCTACGATGTGCATATCCCCATTAGGCAGAATAGCACAAGCAATAAAGTCACAATCTTCAAGTGTAGTACTTCCATCTTTTGTATTTGCAATTAAGTCGTCTCCTTCAGGAGTATCTTTAAGCATAGCTAGCTTTTCTTCTACCTCCTTCTGAGTTTCTTCCATGTTTTTTTTAAATTTTTCGTAAGTAATAGCCATTTCTTCGGCTTCTTGTACTTTACCTTTTTCACGTAAAAAAGTAATAAAGTCGTCAACTAAATCTAAATCTATCATTTTATTTTATTTTAAATCTGAAACTGTAAGTACAATGTAGTCTTCTTCTATTCGAACTGCATCTACTTTTTTACTTTTTAGGCTAGAATCTATAATTCCTAGCCCCATACCAACATGTAACCAAGGACCTCCCGCAGGATCAACAAAGTCAATCCTAGTTCCTAAAGCATTGTACCCTGTTCTTATAGGGTGAGATATGTTAGTTACTTTAACTTCATCTCCTTCTAGCTTGAAGTTAAGATCTTGATTGTAGCGATTTTTAAAAATTATTTCCATCTTAAACCTTTTTAAACCTTTTTAATGTTGATCGTTTTGAGAGTAGGGAAATCTTTAATGTCTATATTTTTAACTGTAGACTTGTCTAAATCTTTTTTGTCTACAGAATAATTATGTAGAAGAGATCCGTCTTTTTCGTAAATATAAAAGTGAATAGCATTTAAAGATTCAGAAATCTTTATCTTGTGGCTACTTAGATTAAATTCCATAATCAGTAATGATTGGTTTATTCATGTCAATCTCTACATAATCAGTAAACTCGTAACCTTCAAAAGTTTTATTAAGAACTTTATCTATCACAACTTTTGGATTGTGATAGACTTTGTTGTTGATTTCATGAGTTGTTGGATTAGTTTCCATTTCTGGAAACATTAACGTGTAAACTTTTACTTCTTTGCGAATGAGACGTACACCTTCCATGGCTACGGTTTCTCCTAATACTGTTATTTTCATATTTTTATTTTTTCCAATAGGTTGCAATAGCTCGTTCTGCTTTAAGAGGAACTCTTTTGCAGAACTTTTCTCCTGATTTTTCCATACATCTAATAAGTTCCTTACAAGCTTCTTCAGTAAGTTCTTCAGGTGCTTCAATAAGGTTTTCATCGTGAATGACATTCACAAATTTAACGATAAAAAGCAAATTATTAGGCACAAGATATTCATCCCAAAAATAAACTGCTGAGAGTTTTGTAATTTCTGCTGAGGGACCCTGAATAGGATAGTTGAGAGACATCCTTTCTATTTCACCTTTCTTTGTGAAATACTTAGATACCTTGTCTTTCATTTCTAAAAAGGTAGGAGACTCAAAACCTTTTTCTTTTAGTTTTCTGTATCTTGTCCAAAAGTCTTTAGTGAATTCTTTCTGTACTTCTAAGAACTCTTCATAATAATTTATGTAACATTTCTTTCCTGTTTCTGGAGAGATTAGTACATAACCATTTTTAAGTCCTTCTTGTTTTGTTTTATCGAAATATTCTTTGAGTCCTGGAAAAGCCTCAAAGTATCCGTTGTAAACTTCTTGAGCTTGTTCTTCACTTACTTGTAGTTGATCTGCTATAGCAGCTGGAGAGCCACCATAACCGATTGCAAAGCCAGCAACCTTAGCTGCTTGTCTTTTATCCTTATGTTTTTTCTTAATCTCATCTAGAGTTAGTCCTTCTAGTTCTCTGTGCATCTTTGAAGCAACAAACGAATGCATGTCTCCAAGACCTTTATCATAGAATTCTAGAAGGTTTCTATCCATAGAACGATTAGCTAGAACTACTTGTTCTTGACCAGAATAGTCTACCCCTATAAGCAAGTTACCTTTATCTGCTACGAAACAACTTCTTGTTTCTTCGTCAGAAGGAATATTTTGCATATTAGGTAGTTCTACTTTCATTATTTTATCTTTACCGCCAGAAGATAGTCGACCAGTATTCATCAGTTGTTTAAACTGAGTATGTACTCTTCCGCTAACAGGGTTAATTAGTTTGAACCAGTTCTCACCGTAGGTACTTAAATCCTTTTGACATTCCTTATACTTGCAGTAAGTTTCTATAATTGGAAACTTCTTTGCAAACTTAATAAGATGTCCTTGTTCTACTGTATCCTTGTATTCGCCTTTGTCTTTAACTTTAGTGTTTACTCCAATTAAGTTAAAGAAACGAATAACCTGTTTAGGTGAGTTCCAATTAATAACTACGGAGAGTTCTGGATTAAATAAGTCGCCTTGAAAGTTAATGAATTCTTTCATATTGTTCTCTCGGATAAACTTATCTAAGAGATTTTTATAATTGACCATTTCTTTCTTAGCGGATTCAATCTTAGCTTTCCATTTCTCTGCGTCTAGTTTAATTCCGCAATACTCTATGTAAGCTAGAACTTTTACAAAGCGATTATCCAGTTCAATTGAGACTTCTAGTCCTTTTTCTTTAATGAATCCTTGTTGAATCCTTTTGATCTCTAGAAGATATTCTACATCTTTACAGCCATAGACTATTAGAGATTCGGTAAGACGAGCAGAAATGTTCTTGCGTTCTTCTTTATCTAACTTAATTCCTAGATACTCCATACATAAGCTGTCTAAACCAGCTCTGTGTGAGTCAATACCAAGATAAAGAGTTCTTTCTGCTAAATAAGTGTCATAAATGCGTGACGGTACAATACGATTATGATAAAGAAATCTAAGGTCAAACTTGCCATTCTGCATGACAAGCAGCTTAGTTTCCAGTAACGTTTTGTATTGTTGAATATTAATAGTTCCTGTGTCAATAAAATACTGATTATTCCTATCACCTAATTGAATACTTATAAGTGCACAAGTATAAGGATCAAAGCCAAGAGTTTCGGTATCTACGGCTATTTCGTCTAAACTATTAAGATAATCTAAACTTTCTTTTACTGTGCATGTCTGGTAATTAGGTGAAGGTAGTTGTTGTTGTGCTGAAATTAAATACCTCATAAAGGTTTCATGAAATAAGTGAATTTACAATCTTTTCATATTTAGATTGAGCTTCAAGGATTAGTTCATACTTCTCGTCTTGAGAGTAATTACCGTCATGAATTTTATCTAAATAATGTTTGAAGATGTCGTAAATCATTTTTCTGTCGTTGTTACTCATTTTTAAATGTCTAGCTGAGAGTTGTAACATTTTCTCAGTAGTGTTGTCTCCCCATAATTTGTTTAGTGACTTGCCTAAGTTCCAAACGTGATGAGGAGTAAATAAATTACAAGTCCTACATCCTGGAAGTAGGTTTAATAGATTGTAGCGAGTAGGACCTTTAGTTCTTCCTACGAAGTGACAACATTGGCTTTGTTTAGGATCTAGAGGAATTTCGCAAGCATGACACTTTTCTTCATGTGCAGCTCTAACTAACCAAGAAGTAACTTGATCTAGTTTAGATTGAGTAATTGTTTCTTGCTTTACTCTTTTCTTGTATTCCTTGCGAGATTTTTGTTTTTCTTTTCTTTCCTTTACTAAACAAGTAGCACATAGCCTTTTAGTCTTATTGGCTAAAGGTTTTATTTTACCACAATCCGAACAAGGTTTTTGTTCTTTGTGTCTTACAATCTCTCCTTTAATAGGAACCTTTTTGGGTTTAACGTTTTTGTTTAGCATACCAGTCTGTAATGCAAATATAAGGTAAATAGCACAAAAGCAAAAAAGGAGAGAATTTCTTCTCTCCTCTTTTACTCAGTTGGCGGCATGCAAGGGTGCACTGCAAAGATAATTTAAATTTTTAAATTACCAAGAAGCTTGATAGACAAAATAAGAATTAGAACCTTTTTCGTGCATGTCTTGAATATACGGCCTCAGTTCTTCAATAGTTCTTTTAACCTCATCAAAATAGTAGTCGTCATAATCAGTTCCTCCAAAGAAAAATCCAGAGGCAGTAGGAAGAAGCTCTTCAGCTTTGTCTCGGTTTACATTTATTTCTTTAAGGATATTATAAAGTTCTATTAATTCATCTTTAGAAACATCTATAAGTTGACATTCATCCACTCCTAAAGCACAATTAGTTATTATCCAGTTGTGAAGTGCATTAAACTTACGCCAATACATTATTTCTTCTGAAATAGAAGAAATTTTATCAGAATTTATACCTTCGTAAGCTTTTCCTCCCATTTTAACTGTAACATTAAATCTTTTTTCTTCGGGATTGTGGTCCCAGTTTTTAACGTAATGCTCACGTTTAAGATACATATCTAGTCCCATATTAAAGAGTATTAGAGTAAGACTTAAATTCAGAAATAAGTTCTAAGCCACGATTATTAATCTTAAAGCCAGAACCTTCCATTACGCTTCTTGCACGGTCTTTTACGTTGTCCATGTGAGTAGTAAACCTAGTTACTCCATTAAAGAGAGCCCACTGAGAGTTACCGTGAATCTTTACGTCTTGAGCAATAGCTTCTCTTAACAGGTCAACACGTTTGTCGCTGCGAGTATTCTCATTTACTCCCAAGATATCCCGCAAAAAGTCATCGTTTAAAGCAGCCGGTACATAAGTATCACTCATTTCTTTAAACTTAACTATTAGTTGGTTCTCTGCTAGGATAGCGTTAGACATTGTTTGTACAATAATAGAAAGCCTATCGTAACTATTAGGAGTGTGCCTTACTTTACTTACATCGCTAAGAGCCTTGAAGAAAGTATTGCGACAAACAACAACTACGTTAGTAGTACCAAACCCCAAAGGAGTTTGTCCGTCATGGGAGTTAAGAGCAGTTAACCAGCGATTAATATTGCTAGCTCCAATTTTATCATCACCTAAACTTAGTTGATAGAATACTCTTCTACCACTACTGATGATTCCGCCACGAGATATGCCGACGTTAGCATGTTCTGCAGCTTGATAAAGAAGCTCTAAGAGATCTTTATTTTGTGTAGGGGTATAACGACTACCTACAGTCGCTAGATAAGTTCCTGTATCTTCTCTGAAGACCCCATAGGAATCTGTAGACCAACCGTCTTCTGTTACAAGAGGTTTCTTTACTACGTTCCAGTTAGTTCCTGACATGTTTAACATGTCGTCTACGGAAATCATTCCGTTTTGTGCTTTGTAAGTTGCAAATGCCATGGTTTTTTATTTATTTTTTTTACTTTAGTTTTACTTTTCAAAGTTAAGTTTTATTTTCTTCATTTCCAAAGAAACTTTCATCTTTTTTTAAATTAATTTTTTCTGATCCACAACGCGGACACTCCTTAAAAGAAAATGAGGCAAGCTTTAACACTTGCCCCATGTTTTCTGGAAGTTCACTTTCGTTAAACTCTTTTGTTTCTCCTAAAAATTTACCGCAATCGTGACAGATTGCTAAGTATTTCATCCAAAATTATTTGTAATATCTTTTTCTATCAATTCAAGTAGTTCAGAATCATCTGTTGGGAATTCATCTGTCCAACTAATACTTAAGATAGATCCTGAATCGTCTGTTGAGACGGAAAAAGAATGTTCTTTTCCGAATAATTCTAAAGTTCCAGCATACCAGTACACAGCTGCATAAGCTTCAGAATCTATTTTTATGTCAAAGGTTTCAGCCATTGTATTTTATCTCCATTAAGTTTAACACAAATATCATTTATCTCAGACCACAAATTATTGTGTTGCCACTTTATTCCTGAGTAGACTTCCGTAATAGGGTGAGGCCTTTCAATAATATAGTTCCAAAAATCATTAATAGCTGGTTTGAATTTCTGAGCATCTTTGCCCAAAAGAACAAACACTACTCCTGTGTTATATTCTTGGATTGCTTTAATTACTGAAAGAGTAAAATTATCCCAGACTTTCATGTGAGAACCTGGTGTCTTTTCTTCAACAGTTAAAGCTGCATTAAGTAAAAGAACTCCTTCTCCTGGTAAAGCGTGCCAATTAAGTTTGCCTTCTCCTAAATCTTCTTGCATACATCTTGAGATGATGCGAAGTGAAGGTGGAACATAATTAGGATCTCTAGGAGCAAATGAAAGTCCGCAAGCTACTGGTTCTCCTTTGTAGAGATTTGGATAAGGATCCATCCCTATCCAAACTATTCTTAATTTTTCTAAAGGAGTCATCCAAAAAGCCTTAAAGACTTCTTCAGACTTTGGAAAGACGTTAACCTTCGATCTTCTCTCCGCTACGTGCTTCCCTATTTTCAAGAGCTCCTCCTCCTGATTCTTCAAGAGTTTGGCCCAATCGCTCGGTAATATGCTTTCTATGATAGACATCTAAAAAATTATTAAAGTTTTTCCAAAATATTAAGGTCGGTTTATCTACGCTTATTAAGTCATAAACGTTATTCTTAGCATGAATAATAGTACTGTGGTCTCTATTCATGTATTTTCCTATACTCTTTAAGCTCCAGTTAGTATTTTCATGCAGCCAAGTTACAATTAAGTGACGAGCTATAACTACTTCTCTTTTGCGAGTATTGGAAACAATCTTGCCAAATTTGTACTTAAAGAAGAAACTGCACAGTTCTTCAAATTCTAAAATAGCTTTGGCTTCTTTTAGATTAATATCTAAAACATTTAAAGCTATTCCTTCTGGTAGTACAAAAGAAGCTAAATCTTCTGGTTGGTAATAAATAAAAGCATTATTACTATACAGACAATTTCTTAGTGCGTCGTAAAGTACATCTTTGGTTTCTTCGTAACTACTGGTTATTCTTAAGTCTTCTTTTAATGTTTGAGCTATCTCTCTCACTATTTTCTTTTGTTTCAAGTAATATGAATCGTTCATTGTGTTATTTTATAATATCTAAAATTGTGTGTTTACCCATTTCTTTATAAATGTCCGAAGGATCCTTGGGTAAATCTTTTGAATGAATAATACATTCTAGTCCGTACATCTCTGCCATTTTTTTACAACCTATTTGACCGGCATCGTCATTGTCATACCATAATCTGATTCTTTTGAATCTATCTTTAAGTAGATTAAAAGCATTTTCACTGATTGGTGTATTTTCGCTTCTTACAGCTATAGCTGTTACTCCACAACCATAAAGAGTCATAACGTCTTTACGACCTTTAGTCACAATTAAATCGTCACCTGTAGGAGGTAATTGATTCCAGCCTTCTAGTATTCCACCAAAGAAATTAGATCTAAACTTATTTTTCTTGTTAGCCAGAGGACGATAGAGTTTAGTTTTACCTTTCTCGGAATAACGATAACAAGGATCTATATCATTTTTAATATACCATAGCTTACCATTAATCCAAGTTCTGTCTACTCTTCTTACTTCGTAAAAGTCTAAAGTCTCTGGAGTTATTCCAAATTGTCCCCAATAAGCAAAGTCACTTGTCTTAAAATAAGTAACAGTTGTTTTAATGTCACTTGGAGTTACTTCAACTGGAGGCTTCTCGTCTATTCTAAGGCTACGAAGTTCATCCATAGTCAAAGAGTTAAGGTGAAAGTCTGATTCTATCTTATAGAGGATATCAGGGAATCCATAACCCGTTTTAAGCTGTGCTATGTCTAAAGCACTAAAATAAACTTGTTCGGTTGCGTAATCTACAAAGTATAGGTTGCCTTTATTAGTCCACTTGTAAAAACACGAGGCATTCCTATCATCTCTAAAAGGATTAACGTAACGCTTTCCTATAACTACTGGGTAGCAATAAGTATTCATTATGTTTTCTTGGCCTATTAGGTCATAAATTCGCTGAACAGTCGTAAAAGTTTCTATTTCGTGGATATTCATTTTTAGTTGTATTTTTTTATTTTACAAATATATTAAAATAAAAGAAAAGGGGGGATTTCTCCCCCACTTTCCCAACATTATGAAAACACACCTTAAAACAATCCACCAGCGGGAGCACTTCCGCTAGAGCTGCTTGAAGGTGTATAATCGGTATCATCATTAAATACGTTTCCGTCATCAACGAATTCTTTCAATAGGAAAGAATCGCCATAGAAATCTTTACAGCCATATTCGCCTGTAAATTTCTTCTTAACGTAATCAGTAATAGGAGAGTTCAAAGAAATAATTCCTTTAGTATATACGGACTGGAATTTTCCATCACGAATAGTCATAGGAATTTTAATACCTGAACCTTTAGAGTTAAAAGCTTCAAAGAAGTCACGCAGTTCGCCTACGTTACCTTTAGCAATAGATACCCAGCTATCAAGAACAAAAGGTTTTTCTTTTGGTCTAGCATTAGCATAAGCTTTTAATAATTCATAAACATCTTCTTCGCCAGTCTTTGCTTCACGAATAGACTTAGAGTCTAGACGATACATAGGATCTTTTGATTGTTGGTCAGCACTCAAAGTAGCCAAATCAACAGCCCAAGCAGTCCTAGTATAATTGTCCATGTATTGAGTCTTACCGCTATTTTTGCCAACAACAGTTTCATCATTTACCCAAAGACTAAATTTGCCAAGAAGTTCAGTTTCACAGCTAAGATGATTTTTATACCAAAAGTCAAGACGAATCTTTCCTTCTGTTTTATCATACTCAGGGTTTTTTATCTTTTCAATATCAGTATTGAACAAAGCTGCCAATCCTTTTTCGTTAGGATTAACTGCTACGATTTGCACAGGAGCATATCCTGTATACAGTTTCTTTTCAAAGCCTTGTGAGCTTTCTTCTACGTCATTTACATTAATTGCCATTGTTTTTAATTTTTAGGTTAATTTTATTTTAATTTTTAGTTTTATTGGTAAAAATAGGAGCGTGATCTCCATGCTCCATCGAATAAAGTTCTATGGTGGGTTCACCATAATTTTGTTCTGGGGTAATTAGCTCGATAGTATCTTCAAGCGGTTCCCATGGATAATTAAATTCTCCAGTCTTTAGTTTGTTAAGTGCTTCTTCTTTGGCTATATCCAAAGATTCGGCTTCTATCTCAAACTTGGTTCTGAACCAAATGGTTCCTTTTTCGTCTAGGCTAAATTGAAATTTTTGCATTATCAATAGTATTAGCTGTAATACTCGTCAATCTTTTCTGAAATCAGCTTCAAATCATTAGGAATAAGAGTGTCGTCAAACATTTCCATTGGACTTTTTGCAGGACGTTTCTTATAACGATTAGTCAATAAGAAATATTCTGAACCATTCTTACCTTCGTCTACATAAGTATAAAGGCAAATAGTAAATAATCCTTCAAGATTAATGTTGTTATCTAACATTTTCATTGGTACCCTAAAGTTTCCTAAAGGGATTAGACTATATCTTGTAATCATTTGCATTTGTACTCCCATTTAAAACCTGCAGCTGTTTTTCTTCTTTTTGCACAACAGTTTTGTATAACACCTCTATGTGTATTATTTTCTAAAGCTGCGTGTTGCAAAGAAGGATACTCAGCGATAAACTCCCCATCTAAAGAAAGTTTAATAACTGCTTTGTATCTTTTTGCTTTGGTTTCTTCTGATTGTTTTTTTCCAGTGTTAATTGCTTTCAATTTTTCCTTTGTAGCCATAGAAAGTTTTTTGCCTTTATGTCCAAGGCTTATTTTTTTCCTAACTTCTTGAGGTCTTGGTATACCCCTAAGAGCTTGGGCTCTTTTTTCAATACTTTCTTTAGAAACAAATTGATTTTTATTACCGTCTCCTCCTTCAGTCATATTAACTAAAGAAAAGTTCCAAGCTTTAAATTGTGCAATCCAATACTGTTCTGTTTGTTCCCAAATGTTTTCGTTGACTTCTTCTATAAGTTCTATTATTGGTAATAAATTATTGTTTAATAATTGTTTTACCCAATTAGTTTTATAGCTTTTCTCTCTGTTATGAATAGCAGTAGAAATATGTCCGCAAAGTCTTTTTTCTAAAGACTGCACAGTTTTTCCTATATAACGAATTTCGTTATTTCTAGGATCCGCTAGCGTATATATTTTTATTGTTTTCATTTTACAAAGATACGAAAACTTTTGATTAAATGCAAGTGATTACCCTACCATTTCCCCCAAAGTTTTCTTTGGAGTACTCCCCATCACAGGGATAGTCGTTGAACCTTCTTCCTTAGCGTCACCTATTAGGAAGCTTGGCTGCTGATTACCCAATCCTAGTCTCTTTCACTATGCTGAAGTCATTACTGCTTCAGGGAGTGTACTAGGCTCTAAGGGCTTTCCAGTCAGTTAGATAGGTACAGGCAAAATTTACTCACCAATTGTTTTCATTTTGTAACTTACGATTTCGCCTCCATCCTCAACAGGTTCTGAGTGACCAAGACAAAATACTTTTAAGTCTTTCCGTAAAGTGCGAGCATTAGAAAGAATATTGAACATATTCTGACCAATTTGAGAGAATTTGGCGTAACCAATCTCTGTAGCTCTTTTCATAAATTCGAATCCCATTACGTATTGAATATCGTCGATTACAATATTTTTAACGTGGGTTCCTTTCTCGCTAATGTTCTTAAGCAAGTCTACTATCTCTTTAGAAGTAGAGATTTCAACATAGTTCTTTTTCTCCAAGCTATACATCTTTGAAGCTCCTTTGAAAGGTAATTCTTTACCGGCTACACCGATAATGATTGTTTCTTCGGGATTCAAAGTCCTAATGCTTGTTGATTTGCCTTCGCCTGAAGGTCCGATAATTCCGACTAATAGTGCCATATTTAATTTTGTTTTCTTTTTTCTGAGGTTGTCCAGCCAAAGAAAGCAGCAAATTGCTGAGCTGCTTTTAAGCATTTCTTCTTATTCTTGTCAGAAACATTCATAAGTTCTTTTCTGGCTGATGTGTTGTTGTACAGATAATTAGATAACCAATCTATATAAGCTTTCTCATCATCTTCTTTCCATACATAGTTAAGATACCAATCGTCTGTCTTAACATATTCGTCTGAGTACTCAATACCAGTTCCCTCAAACATTTTTTCTAAAATAATTCTTAAGTGTTCCTTAATAGGTGTAGATCTCATAATTCAAAAATACAGAAAGTATATTAACTTTCCAAATTATACATTTCATTTTTACTTCTATTTACATAACTTTCATAGTTATCTTTCACTCCTCCCATACTAGCTGGTTTAGGCAGTTCCTCAAAGTGGGGAACACCTCTAGAGAAAAACATACCCAATCTACCTGATAAACCTGATAGACGGTCTTTAAGAAATCTTACGCTGCGATAATTGTCTTGTAAGAAATTAATATCATAGCCCTGATGGACTTCAATATCATATCTAAATGGTGCAAATATCCCTAGTACTACGTCTGCTGAACGCTGAGTAGTTTTACAATCTGCCAAATCTGCTAAAGAAGGTTCTAACTTAGCTTCTACCAAGTCACCCTTATTAGTAAACATTTGAGACTCACCACTAGCAGCTTGCTGTTGAATAGGCACAAAGATTAAATTATATCTTTTGCAGAAGATTTCTAATCCATAATGGTCAATAAAAAACGCTAAGGTTTCTCGCAAGTCATGGTAAACACCTTGAATAGTCTCAGTATGTAGAAGAGAAATATGGTCAACTACTACAAAGTAAAAAGTATCGTCTGCATGTTCATAATACAAAGGATACTTCTTTTCATCTCTTTGTTCGTAGACCATTTTACCTTTAGTGGAATCATCAAAGTGTCTTTCTACATACTTTTTAATTCCTGTGGGATTAGAAATGTGGTCAATGACTTCTACGTGGTTCTCAAAGAACTTTAGAAAGTCTGATTGTTTTGCTTCTCTAACCCAACCAAGAATCTTTTCAGGTACAGCGTAATTACCAAAACTTAGCATCATTTCGGGGGTTACAATTTTTCCATGAGTATAATAAATACAGATAGAAATTGCTTCAAGGTAAAGTTTTTCTTTAGACTCTTCGAGTGCAAACCAAAAGATTTTAACCTTGAATGGATTCTGTTTCCACTTAATATAGTTGGAGACAATGGTTAGCCATTTAGTAAACTTTGATTTAGCTATACCTGAAGAAGCAGTTATAAGATACATTTTACCTTTAACCCAACCTGGATAGTTGTATTCTTTAGTAAGTCTATCTAAATTCCAAGGAATAGAGTTGAACTTTCCTTGCAGTCGGTTCTCTCTATTCTCTTCAATTTTTTTATAGACTTCATCAAATCTCATTATAAATCTCCCCCGAAGCGATTTTCTTGTTTTTTAGTGTTTCCGTCCTTAAGATAAGTTTCACACCAAGTAGCAAGGTCAGAAGTCTCTGAACTTTTCTCGGTGCGTTTATAAATAAAATAATGAGCTTGTCGGATATATTGAGGAGAGCCTTGTTTCTTCCAATAACTAATATACATATCAGTAGCGCCTAATATGGTTTCTTTGTCAAAATTGTACTCTTTAACAAACCTTTCCATCTTTTCTCCTACTTGTTTTACAGAGCTTGTCTTACCAACTATACCGATGTTCTTGCGAGAGAACTTTTCAATGAACTGATCAAGCCAATTAAAATCTGTAACAAGTGATAGAGCTTTTTCTACATCAACTTTTCTTAAAGCTTCTGGTGTCCAAAACCACTCATTATCTTTCTGTATTAATAGCCCCAACGCTATCCATTCTTCTAATTTTCTTTCTTTCTGCAAGAGCTTCCACAGCACTTCGTAAAACGTCAATTTCATCTTTTAATTCATTTATTTTTTTGGGGGTATCAAAATTACGCAAATAAAGCATGCGTGTCAAGTGTTCTTGAGAAGTTTCTTTAATTTTTTCCTCTCCGTAATAATATTGCAAATCATCTTCAGTCATCTTTAGTCATTTTTAGTCATCTTAATTAAAAGGTTTTGGTTGAATCCATGTAATGTTTTCGTTTCCGTAATATTCTAGTCCTTTACGAGTCCATACAATGTCTCTGCTGTTGTTCATGCAAATAATATGAAGTTCTGCTTTTTGTCCTTCTAAGAAATTAAGAGTTCTTGCAATTCTCTGAGCTGCTTTAGAACTAGAAGCGTAAGTATGAAGTAAAACTGCTTTGTTTAAGTTGGGAAAAGTTACACCTGCGTTTAACTGATTTACAGTAGCCAGAAAATTAATTTCTCCTTCATTAAACATTTTTAAGTTCTCCTTGTTTACTTGTTCTGAGTTCTTAGAGTGATAGCCATAACGACAAATCTCGCTACATTGCTGAATAGTCTCAACAAATACTAAGCATCTGTCAAAGCCACTTAACAATTCTCTAAGCTTATTCCACTTAGTAGGACTACCAGCTATACTTTGAATCAATTTAAGCATCATAGGAAAGCTTTCGTCTGATTTAGATTCAAAGAAGTTTATCTTTGCTTTCTCGCTCCACATTCCGCCAGATTTCTTTGGAATATCTCTTTTCTCGCTTGGATCAACTAAGTGTACGTAGATATGATAAGGTTTATTTAAGATTCCTGTAGTCTCATCAATAGTTCTTTCGTACCTAACTTGAGTTAAAGTTTCAATAAAAAACCTCTTTCTGGTTCCTTTACGAGGAATAGTACCTGTTAGACCATTAAGAATCTTAGGACGATTCTGATAAATAAATTGCCATTTAGCCTCAGAGAGTTGGTCTATCTCGTCAATAATTACTGCGTCATACTTATAAAGATCTTGTTTGTCTAGGCTAGCAAAAGTGGTAAAGGTGACATGGCTTATGTCGAAGCCAAACTTTTCTGCGTCACCTTTCCATGCTTCTGCAATAGATTTATTAGGATAAGCTACTAGAACCTCGTTGTAATAGTCAGCTAGTTTTAATCCTACGACAGTTTTCAATTATGTTATC